CGTCATCTTCCCGGTGTCAAAATTCAGAAGCATCATAAACAGGTTCACAAAGAAATCCCTGTCGATAGAACTCTTTAACTCAGCCTCCAGCAGGTTGAACGATTCGAGGACCGGATTAATCTGATACGCTGGCCGGACGCCAGTATTGGGAGTCTGCCCGGTGACTTTTGTCACCCCGCCGGGCATAATATTGCTGTGCGTCAAGACCGACGCATCCTCGATCATCGGCGGATTGTGCATCTTCTCCTGGGCGATCAGCTTATCAAGACGAGTGCGCTGTAACTCCTTGACGTTCCCTAACGCATACCATCCGGGACCGAACCCGTATATCTGGTCAGTCGTTGCCGTCTCCCACCTGGTCGCTATTACCGGGAACCTGTCATACCCGCGTACTGCCAACACGCCGTTATCGTTGCCGTATTCCCAATACGCTGAACGATACTTCTTGTTATCGAACGTCTCAACACCTTCCGTCCGCTTTGTGTTCTCCTCGATCAGGTGTGATACGCATATCCAGTTATCGGCCTGCCCGTTCTTCCACTGCGCCTGAACCTGCGGAGAACAGCTCTCAAGCCCGAACTCCTTGACCAACTGCTCGACTGTCATCCAGTAATATCTCGCGAACCCGTTGATGCGCCCGCGTGAATCTATTGACAGGTAATACTCTCCCGCCGTATAGCTCCTGCACCGGATGACCGTATCAAAATCCTCAAGTATCAGGAAACACGACGTACCAAACTGCCCCAACTCTTCATAGGCGTTATAAAAGGCCGAATAAATGTTGCTCTTGTTCAGCACCTTTTCCATACGCCTTTGCACCTCGTCCAGCCATTCTCTCGTGCCGGGGACCGCATCCATCGTGACATCATCCAGCGTGAGTTTAAACCACGGACGGCTTGGGCTTGTCATACCAGACAACAGGCCGGACGCCAGAATCTTGTTGGCCTGTGTCGCATGATTCTCCAGCAGAATCTGATGGTTTATCATCTGGCCACGGTTAGGCCGTGAGGCAAACCAACCGCGCTTCTGGTTAATATAGTCAGACAACATCTGCCATGACGCCGTCCAGCTTGCGGCCTCGGTCTTGAGTGAGTTCCATCGTTTTTTAAACTCGTTCTTCGTGATCTGGTTCATTTTATTGCCCCAGCTTGGTCTTGCCAGTCTCATTGGTTGATGCGACGTTTGACCCGCTGCCTGTCATGCCGCGAAACCCTGTCTTCATGGTGCTTGCCAGCCCAAACCGCAGACGCTCAAGCTGATCCTTGCTCTTGACTACCCCGGCCTGTGGCTCTAGCGGTATCGGAGCCGGGTCCGGTGGGGCCTGTGGTGAAGGAGACTTGCCCCCGCCAAAGCAACCAGATTCGTTAAAAATATTCATTTCGACCTCCTGTTAATTTCTTTCCTTATCGTCATTATCCATTCCCTCACGCGCCGCTGACACCCGGAACACCCCGCCACTCTAGGCAGCTTGTCCCGCGCCTGACTAAGCATCAACTGGAGATCCTCGTCCGCTGCCTTGTCCAGCATCTTTGTCCTTAACATGGGACACAATCTCTTTTATGCTGCCGTCAATGGATTCAACAGCCTTGACGTTGCGCTCTGAAAGATCGAAACCATACCGGCCCCAATAAGTCGCAAACTCCAGATTTAGCCACTCCATGACCTTGGCCATGTGATGCGTCTGATACCAGCCCGCAATCGTCAGTATTGGCAGCGTGACCAAAAACATAAGGACCAGCCAAGCCGGGTTGCTTAACTTCAGTAACAAGTATGCCCCGAATATCAGCATGAAGATATACCGAAACGCATTGAACAAATCCAATCCGCGATTGCAGTAGAAATACCACCGGATCAACTTATTCTTCGTGCCATGCCAATGCTTCTCGGCGTGTTCGTCAACCATTTAATCCTTTGCCTACTGGACAGTCTATAATATGCCTGCAACTTGAGCACTCCGCCTTGTCTGCGACCAGAGACACAATGTCGCCTGTAAGAATTGTCCTGACCCTGGCCTCCTGACATGCAGAAATGTCATATCGCCGCCAAGGCTCGGTTGTTACCGAGTGATCTAAATGGATCATACTTTTCCTCCCGAATCGGAACGCCCAACGGGATAGACTGCGTGACCTTGGGGAACACGGCGTTAAGGTCCTTATCCACAATCCTTGATAAACAATCAAGTCCATCATCGTGGGCACATACCGGGAACGTCTCGTACTCATCCTCACGCAGGACCTTGACGAAATCAACCGCCTTGCCCTCACGGGAAATAAACAATAGCCTGTTCGGCATGTAGAAACGCCTCTGTTCAAACAGGGGGACCAACCGGCGAATACGATCTACCTTCGCGGTCTGGCCGCCCAACGGCTGAATATGAAAACGGTATCCCTCCTGCTCCTGAACGTACTCAATATGCTCAATGTCGGCCTGCAGGCCGTACTCCTCATAGCCGGTGTCTCTGGGACGCCATTTGCGATGCAGGGAAAACAGGGCCTTTGTGCGTTCGGTCAGGTTGAGCCGGTCCCGGATACCATCAACCAGATAATAGTTGCCGTCATTGCCTAATCCGACCACCGCCATGACCGTGTAATCGTTTGTGTTTTTCTTCTTTGAAGCAGGGTCAACCAGAATGTAAAAGTTCCACCGCTCGTGATTCCTTAACTCGTTGTAGTGCATCCACCAATCGGGGTGAAAGCCCATGGCGTTATCAGCCAGGAGATTCATCAGGAGTTGGCAAGAGGCCACATAGCTTCCGTAATCAGAGCATTTTTTATCAAACGACTCCTGAGTAAACAGGACCGACTTACCGGCAAACGTCCCGTCATCCGTGGCCGCATGGATGCGCGGAATGGCCGCCCCGCGCTTGATGATCTCCTTGTAGGTATCGTTGAGGTGGTACTTGGTCCCGATATACCTGACCCGCCCGCCCTCAACTCCAAGGTTGAGCGACACCGCCCACGCATTGGTTGTCTTGGCGATCTGCTCAGGGGTGGTGACTGATTCGAGCGTAACTACATCGTCGAAATTCAGCACCGCATAATGTTTGGATGTGGGTTGCCCGTCCACAAGGCCCCACGCCTCAACAGTGGCCTCTTTAGGGTTGCCCTTGCGCTTTACCACTATCCCGCTGTCCAGGGACCACAGGGGAGACTCTTTACACGGCTCCTTGTATAGGACATCATCAAATAACCCCTGCAAAAACGTATTAGTCTCAAGCTCGCGCTTGATCTGCGCCAGAAACGCCTTGGCAATCGGCCTTGTATGTGAAAAAATCCCGATTGTTACTTCGGGATTCTTTAGGATGTCCTGAATACTCAGGCCAAACGTGATGATCGTTGACTTATACCCCTCCCTGAACCAGAGATCAATGCGTCCGTCAGGATTAGCCTCAACCTCCCGGCACCGGGCATATATCCAATCGTGATCCATATCATTGCGCCTACACCCTACGCGCAAAAGAAAGTAGAGGTCCTCACGGCACAAGCGACGCAAGGCCTCCGGGTCCCCCGCTTTAAGGACCTCGGAATACAAAATCTGCGCTTCCTCGCGTGTTAATTGCGCGATCCCAGACATTGACGGCCTCTAATGATTTCGGTTGCCCTGGCGTCTAAGTCAACGACCTCTATCTTGTGAGTAACATCAACTTCGCCCTTATGCTCGTGAATCTCAGTAAAATCAGCCTGAGACTTACCCAACAACTCAGAGGCCCGTAGCCGGTCGCTCATTGATGCGGTAGAATCATTCATGGTTGTCGTCCAAAACCTCTGCCGCTCCTCACGCGTAGCAATCTCTTTGACATCGAATTTACTGATGCGGCCCTGAATGGCTTGCCAAATTTCAGGTTTCCTCAAGTTTTCTTGACCAATCGCATAGGCCGTTTTCGGAGAGTACCCCGCCTGAATGGCGGCTTCTGTCGCGTTCCCGGAATAAATATTTATAAATCGTTCTTGTTTAACAGTTAGCTTTTTCATAATGTTTTCGCAAACTCTCTTGGCGGTATGTTTACCCGCCTGATATTCTTGCGGTCAGCCAGCTTCCGCTGCTCCCTGAGTGCATCCAGGTGGGGCCGCCACAACGGCTCTTGATTGATATAATGATTGGCTTC